TGTATTCGACAGCAAAGCTGCTTCCTTCATGACCCCGTATTTCGCCATCAATCAAGGTTTGGCGATCAGGTCGTTCGCGCACCTCTCGCGCGATCCCCAGTCCTACGTGTCGTCTTTCCCTTCTGACTTCACTCTCTTCGAGCTCGGCTCGATCGATCTCGAAACGGGCATCATGACTCAGCACGATCACGCTCAAAACCTCGGCACTGCTGCTGCCTATCAACTTAAAGAGGAGTAACCATGCATCGCAATCCCTCCGTGATGTCGCACACCTTCTCGCAAGTCCCAAAGGCTGAAATCCCCCGTTCCACGTTCGATCGCTCGCACGGTTACAAAACCACGTTCGACGCCGGGTACTTGGTTCCCGTTCTCGTCGACGAAGCTCTCCCCGGTGATACCTTCAACGTCAATCTGACCGCCTTCGCTCGTCTGGCTACTCCCATCTTCCCGATCATGGATAACATGAAGATGGACACCTTTTTCTTTTCCGTCCCCATCCGTCTCGTCTGGGACAACTGGCAAAAGTTCAATGGCGAACAACGTAACCCGGGTGACTCGACGGACTATACCGTCCCGCAAATGGTGTCCACTGCTGGCACTGGCTATCTCGCAAACAGCCTGCATGACTATTTTGGACTTCCAACTGAAGTCCCAGGCCTTACTCATTCGTCCCTATGGCATCGGGCCTACAACCTCATCTGGAATGAGTGGTTCAGGGATCAAAACTTGCAAAACTCCGTAGTCGTGGACACCGACGACGGCCCGGACAATCCCGCCGACTACGTTCTTCTCCGAAGGGGCAAGCGCCATGACTACTTCACCTCCGCACTCCCCTGGCCGCAGAAAGGCGATGCCGTACAAATCCCGCTCGGCGGCAATGCTCCAGTTCTCGGCATTGGCAAGCTCACGAACGGTACGTTCTCCGGTACAAATAACACTACTGTTCGGGAAACTGGTGCTACAGCTACCCAGACCTGGGCGGCCAATACCTATGCAGGTATTGACCCAAGTAACGCGTCCCAGCAATGGGGCATCCAGGTTGATCCGGACAATCCGGGGTTCCCTGGTATCTTTGCCGATCTCTCTGCGGCTACTGCGGCTACGATTAACAGCCTCCGCCAGGCTTTTCAGATCCAAAAAATCTTCGAACGCGATGCCCGTGGCGGCACCCGTTATACGGAGATCATCAAGGCGCACTTTGGCGTCACTTCACCAGATGCACGCCTACAACGTCCTGAATACCTCGGTGGCGGTTCGTCCCCTGTTAATGTTTCTCCAATTCCGCAAACTTCGGGAACCGATGCTACCTCCCCGCAAGGGAATCTGGCGGCTATGGGCACGGCGCTACTTCGTAACCACGGCTTTACCACGTCGTTCACGGAACACTGTCTTATCATCGGTCTCGTGTCTGTCCGTGCCGACCTCACCTATCAACAAGGTCTTGACCGTATGTGGTCTCGGCGCACGCGTTTCGACTACTACTGGCCGGCGCTTTCCCACATTGGCGAACAAGCTGTACTTCGGAAGGAAATCTTCGCCTCGGGCGTTCCCGCGACAGACGATATCGTTTTCGGCTACCAGGAGCGTTATGCGGAGTATCGGTACAAACCGTCGCGCATAACGGGCGAGTTTCGCTCCAACTTTGCCCAGTCGCTTGATGCTTGGCATCTTGGGCAAGACTTTGCCTCTGCTCCGGTGCTTGATGCTACTTTCATCGTCGAAAATCCCCCGGTCGATCGCGTGATAGCGGTTCAGACGGAACCGCATTTCCTTTATGACTCGTTCATCAAAATGAAATGTGCGCGTCCGATGCCCGTATTCGGCGTTCCCGGCCTCATCGATCACTTCTGATCATGGCTCTCGGGACAATCTTGCAAGGCGTTCCGGAGGTCGCCTCCGCTTCTCAGGCTTCTTCCGGTTTCGGGTTATCAGACTTTGGTGGGCTTCTTCAAGCTGGCTCGGCTCTTTCGTCTTTGTTCGGTGGCGGTGGCGGCGGCGCCTCCGCCAACGACCTTGCCGAGTCTCAGCTCTACTACTCGCTCCTCGGCATGAAGCATGCTCCGTATGCTCAAACTGTCGGCCTTAGGAGGGCCGGTCTTAATCCGATGCTCGCTGTAACCAAAGGCTTCGGGGCGTCACCCTCTGTCGGCATGCCTTCTCCTGTCGATGATCGTCAGGTCGCTACTGCTCGAGGTCTCGCCGCGGCTTCTGTCGCTAATCAAGCTGCCCAGGCTGATCTATATTCGGCGCAGGCCGCTAAAACTCGCGCAGAAACTCCTGGTAACGATCTTTACCAGGAGCATCTCGCTTCATCTGCTGCGGCTAATCGTCAATCCGTGCAGACCGGCGTCGCGACTCAAAATGCTCAATCAGCGCTGGCTGATCTTCATCGAGCGTCGGAGCTTCAACAAAACCAGCTCACTAAAACCGAGGGATGGAAATCCAAACTCGCGGAGCTGGAGTTCTCCAGGGAAGCGGAGTTATATCCGACCCGGGTCAAGCAGCTTCAGACCACGGTGGCTTCTATGGTCGAAGAGCTCAAACTTGCCCAGCGCCTGGGCAAAATCAACGATAGCCAATTCGGAGAAATCATGGGCTATCTCCAGCGCTTCACAGAGTCCATCGGTCTTTCCGCTGGAACTCTTATCAAAAGGGGCCGCTGACGGTGGCCCCTTCCGTGTCCTCTGGCATCGGAAAAAAATCTCGGGGCGTCGGGTTCACCGACGCTCCGAAATCGCCCAGAGGGCGAAATCTCAATCTGGCTCTTGCCTCACACAAACTGTCCACTTCAATCTCTTAAAACCTTCTAATCACTACTTAAAGGTCAACCATCAATGTCCTCATCTCAATCTCGTCCACTCAACTCTCCCATTCAATCTCTCTACTCTCCAAAATCTCGTCTACAAATCCAGTTTGAAGGCCAAGGCCTTACCCACCAGTCCTTCAAGGACGAATGCGACATCAACACCATCATGGGTCGCTATCTCAAAACCGGCGTCCTGCCGGAAAACCTTACGCAAGCGCAAGCGCAATATCTCGACGTTTCCGACGTCGACTTCCAGGCGGCCGCCGAGCTCGTCGCCGGCGCCAAATCTCTCTTCGAGCAAATGCCCTCGTCGATCCGGAATCGGTTCGATAACGATCCGGCCAAGCTCCTTGCTTTCACCTCCGACGATAAAAATCGTCAGGAAGCGGCCAAAATGGGCCTCCTGAGCCCCGAAGCTACCGCGGCAATACTCAACCCTACCCCCGCATCCTCAACCCCTCAAAACGCCGCAAATCCGGTCGAGCCTCCGCAGGCTTGACAAATCCGGGAACAGATACAATACTTGATGTCATCTGTTCCCACTGACACCACACAGGAGCACAGCCATGAAACGCTACAAAATGAACAAAGGTTCGTCCAAGCGTCTGTTCAGCCGGACGGCCTCTCGTACCCACAACAAGAACCTCCGGGGTTCGCCGATGCGCGGCGGCATTCGGTTATGACATGCCATGCTATTTCCCGCTCCACGGGTTCAGGTCGCAGCTGACCACGAAAACCGGCAAGCGAAAGCTGACGTTCAGTGAAAAATCGGGATACCGCGACCTGCCCGTTACCGTTCCCTGCGGTCAATGCATCGGCTGCCGGCTCGAGCGCTCCAAACAATGGGCGCTTCGGCTCTACCATGAGTCAAAGTTCCACGAGTCCAGCTGCTTCGTCACGCTCACATATTCCGAACAGTTGGTGCCTCCGGGAGGATCTCTGGTCAAGTCACATTTCCAGGGGTTTCTTAAACGCCTTCGAAAGTTTGACTACTCTCGATGGTGCAAAACGCATTCATGCCAGGATGAAGTTTGCACCCATACTTATCCCGGTATCCGGTACTTTCATTGCGGTGAATACGGAGAAACCAACCCGGTTACAGGTCTCAAAGACGGCGGTCTCTACCGGCCCCACTATCACGCCTGCCTCTTTGGCATCGACTTTCAAGAGGATCGTAAATTCCACACCCGCAGCAGCCAGGGCCACACGCTCTGGAAAAGTGAAACTCTTGAACGCATCTGGGGCCGTGGTCAATGTCTCATTGGCAACTTCACCGCGGAAACAGCGGCCTATACAGCTCGATATCTTCTGAAAAAGGTCTCCGGTGATCCTGCTCAAGCTCATTACGAAGGCATCAATCTGGAAACAGGCGAAATCGTTTCTCGCCTTCCTGAATACATCACCATGTCCACGCGACCAGGTATCGGCGCCCGATGGTTCGAACAATTCGGCGCGGATGTTTTCCCCCGCGATGAATGCATCTTGCATGGCAAGCAAGTTACCCCCCCCCGGTACTATTTCAAACTTTTTGAGAAGGAGAACCAGAAAAAAGCCAAGTCCATTAAATACGCCCGTATCCGTTCCGCTGCGGAACATAAGGCGGATCACACTCCGGAAAGACTAGCGGTCAAGCATGTTGTCAAACTCTCGCAAATCACAACTCTATCGAGGAAACTATGATCCACAATATTTACGCTGTATTCGACAGCAAAGCTGCTTCCTTCATGACCCCGTATTTCGCCATCAATCAAGGTTTGGCGATCAGGTCGTTCGTGCACCTCTCGCGCGATCCCCAGTCCTACGTGTCGGCTTTCCCTTCTGACTTCACTCTCTTCGAGCTCGGCTCGATCGATCTCGAAACGGGCATCATGACCCTGCACGATCACTATCTAAACCTCGGCACCGCTGCTGCGTACCAACTCAAAGAGGAGTAACCATGCACCGCAATCCCTCCGTGATGTCCCACACCTTCTCGCAAGTACCGAAGGCGGAAATCCCTCGTTCCACGTTCGATCGCTCCCACGGCTATAAGACCACGTTCGACGCCGGGTACCTGGTTCCTGTCCTGGTCGATGAAGCTCTTCCCGGCGATACGTTCAATGTCAACCTGACGGCCTTCGCCCGTCTGGCCACACCCATCTTTCCGATCATGGACAACATGAAGATGGACACGTTTTTCTTTTCCGTCCCCATCCGTCTCGTCTGGGACAACTGGCAGAAATTCAATGGTGAACAACGCAATCCCGGCGATAGCACCGATTACACGGTGCCTCAAATGGTGTCTACCGCCGGCACTGGCTATCTTGCTAACAGCCTGCACGATTACTTCGGGCTTCCTACAGAGATCCCGGGCCTTACACATTCATCTCTTTGGCATCGGGCCTATAACCTCATCTACAACGAGTGGTTCCGGGATCAAAACCTGCAAGACTCCGTTGTCGTTGATACCGACGACGGCCCCGATTCCCCCGCCGATTACGTCCTACTGAGAAGGGGTAAACGCCATGACTACTTCACCAGCTGTCTACCGTGGCCGCAAAAGGGCGATGCCGTGCAGATTCCTCTCGGCGGTTCGGCCCCGGTGCTCGGTCTTGGCGTTAGCGGCGCGAATTCGACTACTGCCGCAGTCAACTACAATGCGGGAGGTGGTTCCTATCCTATCGGGACGCGTAGGTGGGATGGGGCGAACGTTGTCATCATCGATGCTGTCAATTCTGCTGGCACCGCGGGTTCCGGTGGCCACATGCCGGCTATTTATGCCGATCTTTCGGCGGCCACCGCTGCTACTATCAACTCGCTCCGTCAGGCTTTCCAGATTCAGAAAATCTTCGAACGCGACGCTCGCGGCGGCACCCGCTACACAGAAATCATCAAGGCTCACTTCGGGGTTACGTCGCCCGATGCGCGGCTCCAGCGCCCGGAATACCTCGGCGGCGGATCGTCTCCGGTCAATGTCTCGCCAATTCCTCAAACATCGGGAACCGATGCTACCTCCCCGCAAGGCAATCTGGCGGCTATGGGGACGGCGCTACTTCGTAACCACGGCTTTACCACGTCGTTCACGGAACACTGTCTTATCATCGGTCTCGTGTCTGTGCGTGCCGACCTCACCTATCAACAAGGTCTTGACCGTATGTGGTCTCGGCGCACGCGTTTCGACTACTACTGGCCGGCGCTTTCCCACATTGGCGAACAAGCTGTACTTCGGAAGGAAATCT